ACCCCTGCAAGTGTGATCTCGACCCGGACGACATGGCTCGGGCCATCGAGGACGTTTGGGAGAACGGGTGTGGTAAGTTCGACTTCCACAAGTGGGCGGTGGACAACCACAACGTCGAGACGATGGTACGGGAATCGGTGAAGATCTACGAGAGGTACATCTAATGTCTACCCTCGCTGATCTGTTCTTGTCGTGTGCAGGACTGGGTAATCAGACTGCGGAGTACAAGGCCAAACAGGTACACAAGGTACCCTCCGCTCCTACCATCGACCGTGAGAAGTTCATCGTCGGGAAGGTGGCGGGTAAGACGGTCCTAGACATTGGGGCTTCGGGTGTCCTCCACCAAATGATTATAGGGGCGGCTAAGCGATGTTACGGTATCGACAGGGAAGACGGGGTAGACGTCGTAGGACTGAATCTCGACGACGTGACTAAGCCCCTGCCCTCTTTCCCAGAGGTGGAGCTTGTGGTGTGTGGAGAGGTGATTGAGCATCTAGCCAATCCGGGTTGGTTCTTGGAACGCCTCAACAAGACGTATCCAAGCATTCCCCTCCTCATCACGGTTCCTAATGCATTCTGTGAAGTGGGAATGAAGGTGATGAAGCAGGGTATCGAGAACGTGAACCTAGATCATGTGGCTTGGTATTCGTGGATGACAGTCAAGACACTGTTAGGTCGTTACGGCTACTCGATCAAGGAATTCTATTGGTACAAGGGTAAACCCCGGCTCTCCGAAGGGCTGATCGTCACAACGTAATTAGGAGAGGGGTCGCTAATGGCAAAGCCGAAGAAGGGTCAACTCGCTCAGTTCATGGTCCCTATGGTGGACTCTACGGACTTTGCGTCCATCGAGAGCGCCATCACGGCTTCCGACTTCAACAGCGGGGCGACGGTTAAGTTCTACGGACTCAATCAAGGTGGGTCCGCTGCTACGACCTCAGGAACGGTATCGAAGACCGCCTCCCTCGTTCGGTCTGGGGTGTTTCGTATCACCCTGAAGACGACCGAGAACAACTACGACCTCATGCAGCTACGGGTGAACAAGACGGGATGTGCCGAGCAGATCATCGAATGGGAGAACGTAGACAACGACGACTCGGACATCATGAGTGCGTTGACCCTGATCCAATCGATGGCCTCCGATGCGGCGTCTGCGGCTGTGGTAGGAGCATCACTCATCCTGCTCGTCCAATCACGACTCTCAGACTTGGACAGCCGACTAGTATCCGATCTGAGCGATGTATTGAGTGCGGTCAACGTGGGCAATAGCAGGGTGCTCCTCGTTCAGAGTCGGGCATCGGACATCCAGTCCTACCTTGTGGCGATGAGCGACTCCCTCTCCGATCTCCAGAGTGATCTACGCTCCATGATCGGTGCGGGTGTGTCCCTCGATGCCTCAACGATGTCTGACATCCGCAGTGCGATTGCGGCAACGGAACTCGACGCGAGTGATCTATCCGACATCGCATCCGCAGTGCGAACCATTGTGAGTAGCGATCTGTCTGACATCGCTTCAGCCGTTGCGGTCGCCAACAGCCGTATCCTTCTCGTGCAGTCGCGGGCAAGTGACATTCAATCCTTCCTGTCCGATATGCAGAGTGACTTGATCTCCCACATTGATACGACAGGAGTAGGACTGAATGCCTCTACGATGAGTGATATCAGGAGTGCAATCGCCAATGTGACTGCCTCAGTCTCCGCAAGCGATATCTCGGACATCGCCTCCGCTGTCAGGGCAACGCTCGTCAGTGACTTGAGTGATATCCTCTCAGCCGCACAACAGACGAATAGTCGAGCACTCGTTAATCAGAGTCAGGTTAACAACGTCTACTCCAAGTTGTCGGATCTACAATCGGATTTCGGTAGCCGAGTGCCCAAACTCGTCGCAACGAACTCCCAACTGTCGGACCTCGCCTCCGATCTCAAGAGTGCAATCGGGAACGTGTCGGTCACACTTACGGCGAGTGACATCAGCGACATCGCCTCAGCCGTTGTAGCCAACCTTCCGGGATTGAATGCATCCGACATCAGCGACATTGCATCGGCTGTGCGGGCGATCCTAATAAGTGACATCTCCGACATCAAGAGTGCGGTAGACGTAGGAAACAGTAGGGCGTTGATTAACCAGAGTCGGATTAGCGATGTACAATCTACATTGGTCGTTGGGGTGCCGCTTGATGCATCGACGATGAGCGATCTGAGGAGTGCCATTGCGAACGTGACGGCAGCCTTGACGGCTAGCGACATCTCAGACATCGCGTCTGCTGTGCGAGCGACTTTGGTCAGTGATCTGTCCGATATCCTCAGTGCGACGCAGCAGACGAACAGCAGGACGCTTGTAATCCAATCTAGGGTCTCAGACCTGGATTCTCGGTTGATATCCGATCTGAGTGATGTCCTCTCCGCTGTGAACGTGGGTAACAGTCGGACACTCATCAATCAGAGTCGGATTAGTGACGTACAATCTGCCCTCACGGCCGGGGTGCCTCTCGATGCAACCACTATGAGTGACATTCGGAGTGCGATCACCGCAACGACCTTCACCCTGTCCGCATCTGATCTGAGTGACATTGCTTCGGCCGTGCGAACCGTCCTTGTGAGTGATCTGTCTGACATCCTGTCCGCTGCTCAACAGACGAACAGTCGGGTGGTGGTCAATCAGAGCAGTATCAGCGACATCTACTCGCTCCTTGCGACGGTCGCGAGCAACGTGTCGGATGTGGAGAGTCAGATTGATGCCGGGATAACGGTCTCGGTGTCGAGTATCTCCGACATCGTGAGCAGGATCGGGGCGAGGACGTTCACCGAACCGACGGGAGAACCTACCTTCGCATCCTCCTACGATCAGTGGCTTGCATACTGGGCAGCGGTCAGCGTCAACAAGATCACCCAGACGACCGCGGTACGCTCTCTCAGGAACTCCACGGACACGGCAGACATTACAAGCTTTGCGGTTGGTGACGATGGGACCACCTTCACCGACGGAGCGGCTAGCTAATGGCAATCGACACAGCAACCAAGAGAAAGAGTGCTCTCGGGCAACGATGGTCGCGACTTCCGTTCGGCCGACGGTTCATCCAGCCGACACCGGACGGAACGATAGACCAAGCAGACCGTCAGACACTCGGAGGGATCTACGGCGGGATTCTGGTAGGCGAACTCATCGTAGTCGTCCCTCCAATCACCAACTTCACAATCGACATCGTATACAGCGAGACACTACCGACGTTGAACTTTATCTTCGCTGGCTCCTTCACGGTAGACTACTAAATGGCGACCAAGAATATCACACTCGAAACGATCAACATAGGGAGCGTGAGACGCCACCGCGTAATCATCAAGAAAGACGGCGTGGTATGGAATCTGGCGTCCGGTGTTGTGACCATCAGATACGAGAAGCCGGACCGAGAGACTCAATTCGACCGCACGATGATCGCCGAGGATGCGACCGCGGGCATCTTCTACTACGACACGACGACAAGTGAGATCGATACGACCGGATGGTGGACCGCGAGCATCAGGGTCGTGGATAGCACGGTGACGGTCTGGTATCCGTATGTAATCGGCTTCCGAGTCAACGATCAACCGTAAGGAGTAGTGATGCCCGGTTCGTTACAACACTCTCCGGCTCGCGTGATCGGCAAGCATCTGATTGACATGGGTTACGGAACCGATCCTGAGGACACGATAGGCGGCGATTGGCCCATCCGCACCGCTCGCGAGACCGACCGTCCTGATGATCTCATCCGCATCACGGACACAGTCGGTAGGGATTTCGGTTACACGCAAATAGATGGGGAGCGACAGGAGCACAACGGATTCCAAGTCATGGTCCGAGCGGCGGACTACGAGGAAGGGTTCAAGAAGGCTCAAGCAATCGCAGTCTACTTAGATACAGTCGCCGGAGTCGCGGTGACATTGGACGAGGTAGGAACCGGAACGGAAGGAGTTAACTATGTGATCCACTCCATCTCACGTACAAGCAGTGTGTTCGCCCTCGGTAGTGATACTCCAGCCGGTAAGCGTGAAATGTTCTCATTCAACGGTACAGTCGCCCTCCGCATGTGTTGCTGATCCTTAACCCACCGACCACCTACTCTTTCCCAGAGGAAGACTATGGCAGCCCCAGTTCCCCAGACCCGTGTACTCCCGACCGCTGTTCGTCTCGATGACGGTTACCAATCGGTCATCGTGTTCGACGGCTACGAGTCCCTTGCGATTTACGAGAAGTCAGTGCAGCCCCCGGCGATGGACGGTGGCGATCCGATTGACACGACGACCATGCTCAACACCACTGTTGAGACCAAGAAGCCGCAGTGCTTGGTGGGCTTCGATGACGGTACGGTGGTCGCGGCATACGACCCCGGTGAGCTAGATACCCTCTACGCTCTCGTCAATGAAGAGATCTCTATTACATACGCATACCCAGACGGTTCGGCTTACTGTCACTGGGGGTCGGTGCGACGGGTTGAACCGTCCCCGCTCGTCAAGGGCGAACAGCCGGAAGTGACCCTGAC